GCGAAGTCGGGGTTGTTGCCAGTGGAGTTGCCCGTCACAATTGGGAAGGGGCCAGTCTGGAGCCAATAGAGGGCTTGGCCGACACTGAGGGCACCCGTAGAGCCTGAATCGAGCTGGGCATACTGATAGATGCCGTTGAAGAGTTTGTTGAACTTTCCGCCGGTTTGGGACAGCAAGCCCGCAGCGTTGTCGCTGAACTCCTGGAAGCTGCCTGCTTCGAGGCCGGTGTTGATGGGGAGGCCAGTCGTGGCTTCCTGCGAGCCCGTCACCGAGGCCGAGGCGAAGTTATTGAGATATTTTACGTATCCTACGACTGTACGGGCCATTTTGATCTCCAATATTTCGGAATTTCTAATCCTAAACTATTTGTTATAAATAACTTAGCCGTTGAAGCCATACCCCTGAATTGAGCGTCGGGGGCTCGGAGTGTAGATGTTGAGGGCGAGATTCACAATCTCAGCGTCGTTGGTGTTGTTGTTGTAGACCTGGTTGGAGCGGCGGCCGAAGAGGAAGTCGGGGTTGTCGGTCGGACGGTACTTCCAACACGATCCGGTCAGAGCGAAAATCGTCTCAGCCGGAACAATGGTTCCAGTGGAAGGGAGCTGACTAGGGGATGTGGTTCCGGTGTTGGTGGAAGCCGCCGTAAATGAGGTGGTGAGGTTGCTGGAGGCAATGTAGTTGGTCGGGAAGTCTGCGCCCCATGCAGCGCCAGGAGTCAAAATGTCGTCGTAGATGACGGTTCCCATGAAGTTGATTCCCTCTACGTCGGGCACGCTAGAGAGAGCCTTCATCGTCCATTCGGTGGTGAAGCGCTGTTGGGTCTGGAGGGCAGCGAGGATGTAGGCCCACCCATTCGGCGTTGTAATCGTAATTTCTGGTGTGCGGCCAGCAGAGAATTTGCGAGCGCGGATGAGGAATTGGATCAGGGCCCGCACTGAAATGGCGTTGGCGGAGCCGTCGGTGTTGCCGAAGAAGAAGGGGATGGAGTTATTCGAGACGGAGATGGCGCCGTTGCGGATTTGGCTGCCGTAGTTTTGGTAAACGTTGCCGTCCCACGATTGGTTGAGGCCGTCGTTGAGGGCTTCGGCAAGTCCATTCACTCGCAAAATGCCGTTATCGCTGATCTGTCCAGCAATCGCGGCCTGCCCATGGTGGTAGAAGTCGACTTCGACGTTGGTGCTGATGGCCGCGATGGCATTGCGGTTGTAGAGGTCGCGCAGCGGCACCTTCGCGTTCGGTCCCTTGTTCTGAACGTCGAGGCTGAAAGTCTCGTACATGTCGCGCGCGGAGTAGAGGCGCGGGATGAAGGCGAGGTCAGCGAGCTGCTGATTGTGCTCGATGTTGAAGTTCGAGCCCGCTGCCGCTGCGCCCGCCTGCGGGGAGCCCATGATGAAGGGCTCGCGCATCAGGACGCCGCCAGAGAAGGGATCAACGGCGCCAATCGAGCGCATGTGGACTTGAAGGGCGGTGTCAACGAAGAAGTTATCGTAGGCGGTATCGGCCATGAAATCGTCAAGCGTCGAAGACTGAATATCTCCGTTAAACGTGGGGTCCAGGTTTGCCATGATCTTCTCCGTTTACAGCAACTTACAAAATTTTGAACCTAAACTTTTCCTACTTCTAGTGAACAAGTCCAGCATATTTCTCAAGCCGCTTCTTCGTCGCCTCTTCGCGGCCAGCAGCAGTTTGCCACAGTGGGCGTCCGGTGGAATCGACACCATTTGACTTGCGATCCTCAGTAACGCGATCGAAGCGCGAGGAGCGGGGGACGATGGTTTCGGGATTCGTGCCATGCGACTTCTGCCACTCCGCCTTCGCAGCAGTGACGGCGTCGTCGGCAATTTTCTTTTCGTAGGCGGCCTTCTTCTCGGCGTCCTTGGCAGCCTCTTTCGAACTGAGGTCATACTTCCTGTCGATGTAAGAGCGGAGGTTTTCGTTCGGCCGCGCATTGGCGGTGAAGTCTTCATATTCGCGCTCGGGGTCCAGTTCGTCGCCGACGAGCTTCCGGTAGCGGTTGCTCATGGCGATGAGGGCCATGTTGGCCTTGGCGTAGTTCAGCATATCGTCATTCTTCACTGGAGGCTCCGCGGCGGCGGGTTTGGCAGGGATAGAGGTGGGAGCGGAGCCGTCGAGATAGGCGTCGGGGATTTCATATCCCTGGGCCTTGAGAGTCTTGAGGTAGGTAGATTGCGCGGCGATCTTGGCTTCAGCATCAGCGACGGCGCGATCGGCTTTTTGAACGTAGGGAATGACTTGCTCCTGGTTCCACTTTTCGAGCGCCGATTTCGTCTCATTGGCACGCAACAGCGCGGTTTTCCCCTCTTCAGCCTCTTTCATCGCCTTCTCGTAAACCCCAGCGTATTTGGGATTGTCCGCAATCACCGCAGCCTCTTCAGCAGAGAGTCCATGGGTTGAGATCAAATAGTCCTTGACTGTCATTTTTCAGCTCCTAAGTTGCTAAATAGGTGGTGCGGGGGGTTGAGTAGGGGATGTGGTTTCGGCCATCTTCTGCTGGACGAGGCGGAGTTGGTTTTGAATCTCTTCAACCATTGGACTACCAGCGGGAAAGGCTGTTGCGAGTTGATCACTAGCGTTTGAAATGAGCGCCACCAGTTGAAGAACTGCCGGGCCACCCCTTGGCTGATTCCCCGCAGGAGATGCTGAAGGGGGAACGGTTGGGGGAGGGGCTGCTTGAGGCGCGGAAGTGGGAGCGGCTGCCATTATTCCTTTTTGTGCTCCATGGCTTTGAAGCCGCCTTCGATCTTCAGCTTGCCTGCTTTGGAGCCCATTTTGACTTCAGTCTTGTGACCCTTTTTGTGCTCGCCATGCTTGCCGTGGCCAACTTTAGTGTGCGCCATGAAAGTCTCCTCGTGTGCCTTGTGCCTGATCGGTTGTTCTCGGCCATGGTCACAACACTCCAGAGGAGGTGTTCCAGATATCCGGTTCGGATGATTCTAGTTGATTGGTTTACAGCATCTACTGAGCAATGTCAACGAACTAATTTTCCGCACTTTGCTAGTCTGTCTCTTTCATGCGCCGAATTTCTTCAAATTGGATAGCAGAGATGCCGCCGTTGCCAGGGAGATCGAGCGTAAGTTTGCCGCGCCAGCCATTGCGGCGGAGGAATTCGACGAGCGTTCCGATGTCTTCTTTTGGACTGAACTTAGAGATAGCTCGACCCTCTAAGCGAAAGTCAAAAGCGACCTCAAGATTCGGTGATTGTGGCACGCGGCCCCTCCGCACTTCCCTTAGTCTTCAACTCCGGTGCCTTCTGTCCGCTCGGTGGCCTTCCCGGCTGCGCCCCGCCGCCAGCTAAGGGAGTAACCGGGGGAGGGGCGGCTGGGCCAGCAGGTTGGGCCGAGAGCCCGGCCTGAAGTTGCTGGAGTTGAGCGGCGAATTCTAATTTCTGCTTCTGCTCCCACTGCCACTTTTGAATTTCTGTCGAACCTTCCGCGCTTCCATAGTTTGCGATATCGAAGGCTTTGGCAACGGTTTCGGAGGAGATCATAAATCCGCTGCGTTGGAGTTGCATCAGCAACAATTTCTGAGATGTTTGAACAATCCCATGCAGCGAACCGGGGGCGATGGTGGCAGAGAAGTTGTCGAGGAACATCTGGCAGCGCTGCATCCGGGTGAAGGCGGAGGGACCATTCGCGGCGTCTTCGGAGGCGGCGTGACTTGGAATCAGGGAATCGGGATTGAGGTCGAAGGTCGACATCGTGACGCCGTCGGCGCCGACGATATTCATCACTCTTCCGGTTGGATAGTATTGGAGAACGTCGGAAAGGGTCATGAACATCAGATCCTGCATCGGCGATTCCATTCCATGCGAGATATCTTTGACGATGGGGCCAGCGTCCTCTAGCGCCTCTTGGAGAACGTCTCCGTTAGCAGCCGACATTTTGGCTTCAGCGAGGTTGGCCATTTGGTCGGTGCCCAAAATATAATTGCGCGCATCGGTCAGCAATTTCTGATACTCGAAAGCCCACCCAGGAACGTTCATCAGTTCGGGAGGGAGGGCTGACTTGACGGTGGTTTCGTTGATCCCACCTTCGATTCCCAACCTTCCGCGCTCCTCGTATGGGTCGAAGGCTTCCATCGTTTTACGGTTGACGGCAGATTTGTCATACATCAACGCGGGGTCGAAGCGTTGCTTGGCGGTCTGGTCGAGGCCGCGTTCGAAATTTTGCTGCGTTTCGTCGATGCTGAAGATGTCGCGCGCCAAACTGTAACCAGGCTCCCAAGGCCACTCGTCGGCGGAGAAGCGGGCGATGGGAAACATGCCATGCCAACTGGTGCCGGGGCCGTCGAGCATGGGGCGATCCATTCCGCGCTGGCTGATCATGAGGCGGAGGTTGGGGTAGAGGTAGCAATCTTCGATATCCGCTTTCCGCTTGATCGCCACTCCTCGATTGTATTGGCCAGTTGGAATTTCTTGGCCAAGGTAGGGGACGATGTAGGATTCGAGCGCGCCGGGTGTGCCCATCGGCATTGGCTTTCCCAAATCATTCACTCGCAAATCGCGGATGTAGGTGTAGCGGATTTCGCAAAATTCCTCTGCCCAACTGGAGTTCGAGGAGGATATGCCGAGATTGTCGGCGCGAAATCGTTCGGCGAGGGCGAGGCGATCTTTTGCTGCATTTCCGCTGTAACGGCGGCGGGCGATTGGCCTCAGCAAATGCTGGAAGGCGGGGAATTTGGCGTGAGCCTCAAATACGGGGAGGAATTTGATCAGGGTCCACGCATACGCGCCCTGAACGTTGTTGTCCATGGGCATCTGGAAGGGGAGAGCGTCGGCAATCGAGTAGGCGTCGAAGGCCATACCGCGCTTATTTCGTGCTGACAATCTGAGGTTGCGATAGACAGGGCTGATGTAGGAATAGCCACCAACCGTAAACCACTGAGTGGCGCGGCGAAGAGTGCGGGGGAATTTGGCTTCGAACCAGATGGATTTCCAAATTTTGTTGAAGAGTTCGCAATTTTCAAGCTGCGACTTGTTGTCCGTTGTGAAGCCGTCGACGGCGCGCACGTCGGCGATGTTGGCCACGACTTCGCGGAGGGCTCTCTTGCCGCGGGGGATGATCAGTCTCGAACGTGTTTCGACGGGTTTGCGATCCCAACGTCCGCCAATCATCGCGACCGTCTGGTCCATGTCGCGGAAGCCGCTTTGCTTGGTGACGGTGCCTTCGGTGGCATTGACGATTTCGTTGAGATACGAAATCTTCTCTCTGCCTGTAGCCTCTTGCAGCGGGGGTTGCCAATGGGAATCCGGTACCTGTGCCATCAACCCTCCCTCGCAAATTTTCCAAACAATCGTCGCGCAGCTTCACAATAGGCTTTGTGGGCATCGAGTGGATTTTTGAAATCTCCCAATCGAATGTTCTGTCCATTGAAGATGATTTGCGCTCTCCAACGTTCATAGCCACGTCGCTTCGTGACACCTTTATATCCTGTTGTATTGTTCTTTTGTCTGCGCTTATTGTGCTGATTTTCCGCATGTGTAGCCATACGCAGATTGATCATTCGATTATCCAGCGTATTGCAATTCTCGTGATCACCTCGGCGCTTATCCCCACGACTAAGACCTAAGAGTTGTCGATGCATACGAACCGTGTAGTGTTTGGTTCTAGATTCAGCCTGAAAACTCTCTCCACGCGTCGCATAGAAACTTTGAGTAGGCTTATTCCATGCAGCTTGCCAACGTTGTTTCCGCAAATCGTCTAACTTATCTGCATCCACAATAGTAGATTGCCCTTGTGTAAGCGGTAGGAAACGCCATTTCAGCCCCATGATGTGCTCTTGGAAGGATGTCATTCCACCACGACTTTCTTTTGCTGAAATTCCGCCGCCCCAGTTGGTGCCTCGCGCTTCTCGATCTCTAAGCAGCCAACGCCGACAACGCCCTGTCCCGACATCAGGCTAACCAAAAGCGACATTTTGCGCTCCACCGACGCCAACGTTGATTTCGTGATGGCCTCATCCGCCTTCGAGATACAGCCGTTGGCGAGGCGGAGTTTGCAGTTGGCAATAATCTGCTCCCATTTTGGAAGGGCGCGCAGCTGCTCACTCACCTTCAGTTCGCGCATCTTCTTCTCCTCTTGCGCCGCCATTAGCTTGGACATGCGGGAGATGGAGGAGAGGGTATTGGTTTCGATGCGCTCGTAGCCGGGGAATGGCTGCATTTGGGAGTGGGGAGCGGGCATGATCTCGCCATCAGCGCGGAGCCACCACACCACGGGCTCGCACTGCCCTCGTGCGCGCCTTCCCGCCTGTGACCTAACGAGCGTTCTCGCTAAACTGCTCATTTCACCTCTGCAAACTGGGCCATGAACTCCTCAGCGCCTTTATTCGGAATCGTATACTGAAATGCGGAATAGTCAACCACATATCCCTCTTCCTCGGGGGCGTTGTACTTGAGTTTGGCGCGTTCGATCATCACGTCGAGGTCGTGGAGGCAAAAATAACTCATCGCAGCGGCGAAGATGCGATCGTCGTGCTTGCCGGTGACGTGATCCATTCGCGTTTTGCCACTCACCGTCATCACCTGTTCCTGCGCCTCCATTTCCGCAAGCAGCCACCGCGAATTCACTTCGTACCAACCGTTTTCGACCGCGTATTTGAACATGCCGAGGAGCATCGGCCGGCTCCAGGCGTTGGTAAACCATCCCTGGCGGCCGTTGATATTGGATTTCGGCTTCAGTGTCTTCTTGTCGTACTCAACGAATTCATGATGGCGGTTCATTCCCATCAGCTTCAGCTGATGTTGGCAAGTGTCGCCATATTTGCGGCGCTGCTCGATGATTATTTTGGGAGTCCTTCCTTCGTCCATGTATTGGCCGTAGAAGGCGGCGATAGCAGCAACCCAAGCGTAAATTTCGACGTTGGTGATGTCGTCGGAGGTGAATTCGGCGACTTGAACGTCGGAATCGGCCTTCCTCCCCGTCCGTGCAACGCTGATCACGGAACGGTCGCCGCCGACGCCGGTGCCGGTGTCGACGCCAATTGAGTAGTCGCAATTTTTCTCAGGATATTGGTAGATGATCAACTTTTTGAGGGGGTCGAAGGTTGGTTGTTCGATGTCGTCGGAACGGAGAGGGAGGAAGACCCATTCCAATTTTTCCTCCCGCGGCGTTGTCCACCGGCTTACATAACGGCTGCCGGGGCCGATACTGGCTGGGGTGGGCTCATGACGTTCAGCAATGCCTTCGCCGAGGATGCCGAACGCTTCCATAGTGCGGGAGCGGCGGCGCTCGATGTTGTTGATGGAATCCCAGTCGAAGACGTTATCGTTTTCGCCGATCAGGGCTTCGAAATCGTCGCAGGGCATCTGCCTTGTCCACGACTTTTCTGTGCGTCGTTGGCGTGCGTCGAGGAAGTGATACTCCCAGTACCACTGTTGCTCCAGAGGGAGCGTCCAGCTGTCGCCAAGAACATCATGCAAAATTTTCGTATTATGAGCGTAAGCTTCACACTTTGCTTTCATCGCCAGCGTCTCGGGGACGGGGCGCCAGTTTTTGGGGAAGGGAAATTTCTTCATCCAATGCTCGGTGGGGAAGAGTTCGGGGGTCATGAACCACGGGAGGAATAGTGGCAGCAACCGTGCCTTCCCCTGCCAATAATTCTCCTTGTTGGTGCGCCACTGGTTGGCCCACCAGCCGGTGTTTCCATTTCCAGTCGACTCCAAAACCATGAAGATATCAGGCGTCGACGGCACCGCCTTGAACAGGCCCTCTTCAATCTGCACGACGGGATCGGTGAAATCGCAACATTCGGAGAGGTGGATGCGCGTTGGAGTGGTGCCCTGTCCGATGCCGCCTTTCATCGAGCCTGATTGGATGATGATGGAGGTTCCGATTTTCGCGAATTCCAGAATTGCGGCGCCTGACCTCTTATCCTTCGTTTGCTCCGGCTTGATCCACCAGGGCATGTGTTCGAGCGCATCGTACATCATGCCCATCATCACGTAGGTTTTCTGGTCATTCGCGCTGCCGACGGAACATTTGGCGCCGGGGATGAAGAGGCCGGAGTGGGTCATAATGCCTTCTACAAGCGTCGAAATTCCCTGTTTGCGGGCCTTCAGACACTGGATTTCGATGCTGACGCCACGCTCCTCCAAATCCTGGCAAACTTTGTAGAACACTTTCTGCCCGGAGCGAAACTGGAAGCGCATAAACCTGTTTTCGGCGGAAATTTTGTAATAGCGGGTCAAAAAGTAGGCGCAATCAATCGTTGCCATGGCTTGCTCGTTCTGAACGAAGCGCACCAGCTTCGGCGTCCAGTTTTTGTCGTCGAAAACGAGGGCGCCATCGGCATTGGTTTGAAGTTTCGACTGAATAAAATCGCTGGCCTTGTCGATTTCGGCGATCGAATGGCGAACGGGAAGCCAACCGAACCTATTGCGGAAAGCCCTTAGCTTATCGTCGATCACCCGAGGGCTAAACATCGTTTTCCGTCGAATAGTCGATCATTGGGACGTTCGCAATGACGGTTGGTGACGAAGAGGCGAGCTGCTTATGGTCGGGGCGGAGAGCTGACGATATCTCCAGCAGAAAAGCGTCGGTGCGGGGACGGGGGAGCGCCTGCTGTTCATCGCCACCCCCAGTGTTGAGGGTGTTGTGTTGGGTGCGGTTGTCGATGACGAGTCCCTTCGCCGGAACAAACCAATCCGTCTGTTTGCCGCGGAGGAAATTCTCGCGATCTT